CCGCGGTGGCGAGGGCGGCGATGATGGCAGCAATGCCTGCGGCGGTTGTCTTCCATGATGTCATGGTGAGTTCCTCCTACTTCTGAGCCGTTCAAGTTCGGCCTCAAGGTGCCGAACCCGCTCCGTAAGTGTTGCAATGGTCGTTTTGAGATCGCCGATGGTGGAATGAAGCCAGGCGCTCGCGCCGAGCACGGCGACGAACGGCGCGAGAAGCTGCGCGAGTTCGGCGAAAGTCATTTAGTTTCCCTCAGGACCGTCGTCCATCGGCGACAGGTGGTAGAGGAAATACGACGCGCTTGAAGTGCCCTGTGCGCGCACGGTGATCGTGTTGTAGTTCACGACGCCGAGCGAGTGACGGCCGGCGTCTAGGACGAACCACCCGGAATCCTCGGTCGCCTGGCCAGCGGTGCACGTGCCGACGCGGAACGCCGACGCGCAAGTGATGATCACCTCGCGCATCGGCTCGAATCCTGCGGGAAGCGTCGGGAGCGCGGTCCAGTTGCCGGAGCGCGAGTTCATCGTCTGCGTGTCGGCGAAATACACACCCATTAGGAAACCCCCCGCGGGCCCTGCTCGCTGATCGAGTAGGAAATGACGTAGATGTACCCGTTGTTGTCGGTGCTTCCACCGTTCCGGCGCACCGTGATCGAGTTGTAGTTCACGACGCCGAGATCCATGGAGCCAGCGGAGTCGACGTAGATGTTGTTCACGTCGGACGTGCTTGCGGCCGGAGCGGTGCCGACGCGAAACGCGACGACGCTGCGCCCTGTCGTGGTGTCGGTCGCCTTGAGGATGACGCGCCGCATGGGGTCGACGCCTGCGGGGAGCGCCGGAAGCGCGAGCCACGCGTTGGACGCTCCTCCGTCGTTGATGAGCTGTGGGGTGTGGAAGATGGGCATTTAGCAGGTCCCGTCAAAGGCGTTCTCAACCGCGAAGAGCCAGATGGGAGAACCGTTCTCCCGTCGGCCCGGAAATAGCAGCACGTACATTCCAACCGCGACGGGCATGAGATTCAAGCCCGCCGGCACGTTCGCCGGGTTCACGTTCGGACCGATGAACGTCGTCGTGTTCGCGGCCTCGGTGACGTTCAGCGCCTCGCCGTAGTACCACGGTTCCGTCGCCGGAACGGAGAATATGTAGCGCGTGGTGGTCCCGACGTTCGCCTGCGTCCACGTGTAGAGCCAGCGGTTGACCTCGGGCGCAGGGAGCGCGGTGTAGCCGGTGATTTTGCCGAGGATGAAGGGCACGGTGTCCATCTGGACGCGCGCGCGCGACTCGGACGGCAGCGCCGCGGCCATCTGGGCCGCGTTGGTCGCCTGCACGCGCTGTGAGTGCGTCTGGATCATGGGTAGGTGATAAACGACCCTTCCTTAGCCGTCTGCGCCGCCAGCGTCGAGTCGTTGGAAAGGCCGAATATCGTCGAGAGATTTGCGGTCCCGCGCACGAGAGATTTCCACGTGACTTCGGACGCCTGGCCGCTCGCGTTCACCGACGCCTTGCCCCAGACGTCGGTCTTGGGCTGCTGTTCGCAGCCGTACCACAGGTCCCACCGTAGGTTGAACGTCGCGCGGTAGTACTCGTCGCGGATGTGCGACACGCTGCCGGATTCACAGTACACCTGATTCGTGTTCCAATGCATGAAGGTGGCGTTGTTCCACTTTCCGGCAATGGTGTTGATCTTGTCGTACACCGAAACGAGCGTCTGAGACGAGTTGACGCCAGAGCAGTCGAAGACGACCGACACGCGCACCGTCATCTGCGGGATCAGCGCCTGGATCGGCTTGCCCGCGTAGTCGACCGACGTGCCGCCGAGATCGCTCGTCGTGTTGAGATCCGCCGCCGGCTGCGTGGTAAAAGACGGCGAGCGGTACATAAGCACGCTGCGCGGCGTGGCGTCGAAGTCGACCTCGACGGGCAGCGCGAGCTTCGAGAGCCCGGTGCCTTCGTTCCATGTGTAGAGCTGGTCATAGCGCGCGGTGACGTCGAAGACCGTGTTCGACGAAAGTACCACAGGCGTGGCATTGACCGCGCGCAAGCGCATCATGCCCATCCGCTCGGTGGTCACGGGCGTGCCGCGCAGGGTGCTCAACGGCTTCCCGAACGCGCCCAAAACGAGCGCCATGTGCGTTGCGTTCTCGACGTCGACGTTGCCGTCGAGCGTCACGCGGCGCGTCACGGTGTACGTGCCGGCCTGCTGCGGACCTCCGTCGGCGAAGCTCTGCGCGACGATGGCGGATCGGGTGATGGCGGTGGGTGCTGGCATTACTTGCTCATCATCCTGTAGAGGTCCAATCCAATACCAACGAGCGGAGACATGAGCCGCACGGACTGTTCGTACTGAGCGTCGGTCCCCGGCGTAGCAATCGCCGCGCTCACCTTGTTGACGCCCTCGACGCCGCCGCCTGCGAGCGCCGCTCCCACTTGTGCGGCGAGCACCTTCGGAAACTCGTTGATGATGTATTCGGCGAGCGAACCGCCACCCTGCGCAGCCATGCCCTGCGCGAATGCTTCTGACGTGGACAAACCAGTGGCGACGCCTACGTTTTTGGGTGCATTCGCTGCGATCATCTGGGCCATTTGCTGCGAAAAGCCAAACTCCTCGATGCGGCGACGCTGATCCATCTGCGTTTCCTGGAGCGCCTGCATGGCACGCTTCCGAACGTCCGGCAGCGCTTGCACGGCCCCGACGCCGGCGCTGATTCCGGCGATGCCAAGCCCTGCGGCACCGAGGCCGAGCCCGAGCCCGCCCATCGAGGCGAGCATCCCCACGCCGCCGATGGCGCCGAGCCCCGTGCCCTTCACGCCGAACTGACCCGCCACGCCCTGCACGCGCATGGCGGACTCGCCGAAGCCCTTGAGCTTCTTCGACGTCGCTTCGGCCGCGGCGTTCAGCCGGTTGAGCTCGCGGCGTGCCGAATCCGTCGCGGCCTGAAGGCCCTTCGAATCGCCGGTGATGGCGATGTTGATGCGTGAGACCTTAGCCACGGCTTGCCTTCTCGACGGCCTTGTCGATCTCGGGGGCGACGTACTGGAGCGCCAGCGCCGGGTAGACCGTCTGGTACCGCTTGACCCACTGGCGTGGGCGACTGAAGCCCACGGTGCGCGTGTTGAGCGCCTTGCCGCGCTCGCCGCGCGACTTCAACAGGATCTTCTCGGCGGTCGTCGTGGCGCGCTTGATGGCGTGGCCGTTCTCAAGCCACCCGTGGTACCAGTGCGGCGTCAGGTACGACCCGTCGATGCGTTTCACGCCGACCGCCGCCCAGGTCACGAGGCCCTTGCTGTAGCCCTTCACCTTGGTGGCGATGGACCACTTGAGGTGCACGTTCGGGCGAACGGCACCGCGCACGCGCTCGGTGGCGGTCGTCTTGCCAAACGGCGCAGACGACGCGAGGAGCCGGCGGACGGCGCCCGTCCACTTCGAGAACCCGCGGCGCATGGCGTTGCGCGCGTCGCGCTCGTTGAGCGTGAGGAGCCGTGCATTGATCGCACGAAGCGCGGCGTCGTCAATCTCGACGCCCACCGCGAACGTGCGGCCCTTTCTTCCGTATGCGCTCGACGATGTCATGCGAGAGCCCCTTGTGTGATCTCATTCCCAGAAAGACGGCGAGCGGCGTATCGAGTTGCACCTTCACGTCTGCCACACTCAGGATTTCGCGTGCGGCGCTTGCAAGTCCAATCCCTCCACGTACAGCTGCTCGATGAGCCGGGCGATTCGCAGCACGGTCGGCGCGTTCAGTTCGCGCACGAGCTCGATGCTCGAGAACTCGGCCGAGCCGTCGGCCTTCACGACGTGGTTGAGCACGTACCACGCGGGCATGAACTCGCCGCGCGACTCGGCGTCTTGCGCAGCGATCAGGTGCGCCACGGTCGGCCGCTTGAGGTGAAGGACCACGCCGTCGAACGTCACGACGGCGGGCCGGGAAAGAAAGGCATCGAGGAGTTGGCTCACGCGACCACCGTGATGGCGTTGTCGGAAAAGAGGAGCGTCGCGGTGCAGCGCGCAATGTCGTTCGGCGCAACCGTGATGGACGCGTCCTGAACGTAGGCGTCGCCCTTGATCGACTTGCCGGAAGCCCAGATGACTTCCACGTCAGCGATCTTGGTCCCGGTTGCAAGGTTGCTCAGGATGCCGGCGTTGGTCGAGCCTGAATCGTAGAACACCTCGAGCTGCACGGTTCCCTGCAAGAAACCCTGGGCAGTGTGCCGGTGCCCGTCGCCGACGGCGGTGATGTCGATCTGGTTCCTGCTCAGGCTCGCGGTGGCCGACGCGACGTCCACGACGGTCGTCGATGATCCAAACTTCACGCTTGCGGCGGTGGTGGGTGATGGCATGGCGTTTCCTTAGGCGTAAAACGTGAAACCGACGGTGGCGATGTAGAGCCCGGCTTCTTCGCCGTTCTCGGGTTGCGTTTCCTGAAGCACGGCGCGGCCGCTTTCGACGAGCACCCACGAGAGCTCCAGCACGAGCGCGCCGTAAAGCGACTCGGCGAGCGTGAGGGCGTCGGATGCGGAATCGGCGACGGTGTTGAACGTGACGGAAAACGCCGACAGCGGCGCGCCCCCGACGCACGCCGATTCGGCCGAAGTCACTTCGAACGTGATTGCGGGAAGAAGTGACGTCTGCAGCCTGCTGCCGTAGTAGATTCGGCGTCCGGCCGACGTCACGTTCTCGAGCGTCGTGATGATCGTCTGTTGCACCGTCGACGTTTCGGTGACCGTGCCGGCGCTCATGTGACCTCCACCGCGTCGATGACGGCCACGCGATTCGCCTGGTCGAGGTTGCGGATGCCCGCGATGCGGAGGGTCTTTCCCTTATAGAGCAGCTTGTCAATCTGGGTGATCGAGAGCCGCCCGATGTTCGGCCACCGCGTGCGCAGCTCGTAGGTGCCGACTGCGGCCACGCCGTCGCCGTATGCCTGTTCGGTCGGCATCGACTCGCGCACGTCGCAGATGATCGTGCCGACGTTCGTGGTGGTCGTCGTGCGGCGCCCGTACGCGTCCGGGTTGTTGGAGCCGGCGCGCAGCACGTTCACGCGGAAACGGGTCAGGCCCGACGAGATCATCGGAACGTGCCCCGGATTCGGAGATGTTCAAGCATGAACTGACCGCCCAGGGGAACCGTCGTGAGCCCGACGGGCTGCGCGGCTTCCGGGTTGTTGTAGTACAGGCCGACGAGCGAGATGATGGCCTGCACCACCTCGTTCGGCTCGGTCGAGTAGCCGGCGACGTAGGTCACGGTGATAAGCGTGCCTTCCTTGATGGACGGCTCTTTCAGGAACTCGATGGCCTTGATGTCGCCCGAGATGTCGACCCAGTAGTCGGTGCCGCTCGTCATCGTCACGGTCGCGCCGCCGCCGTCGGTGTAGGTCACGCTCGTCGTCGAGACGTACGGGTAGTCGGCGAACGCCGTGCGCGCGAACTCGCGCAGGTACATCGTGCGCGTGGCCTGCGTAAGCTTGATGCCGGTGTAGTACTCGACCCACGACGTTGCCACGCCGATGAGCCGAGTCAACTCGGTATCGTCATCGGTGTAGTCGATCTTGAGCGCCGCTTTCACGGTCGAGAGTGAGACTGCCATAAAACCCCGCTCCGGCCTTTCGGCCGGAGGGGGCAGGTAGAAGATGCCTTACGCGGTGATGATTGCGAACGCGCTGGCGTTCATGATCTTCGAATCGGTGCGCGCGTAGGTGTAGAGCGTCACCGAGTGCGTGCTTGCCGCGCTGTACGGATCGACAAGCGACGTCATTCCGGTGCGGTCGAAGATCTCGAAGTAGTTGAAATCGCCCACGACGGCGAAGACGTTCTCATCCGTGTTGGCGGTCGGAACGTACTGGCCGATGCTGTACGGAACGCCGTAGAGCAGGCCCGGAGCGCCGCCGACCATCGTGCCGGCGTTGGACTGCGCCTGCGTCCAGATGTATTCGGTCGAGCCGGAAGTCGTCACGCTGTTCTTCAGCTTGCGCGCGACGCGGAGGAACGTGTCGGAGAACAGCCACCGGAACCGCGGCGAGTTCCGGTATTGCGGCGCGACCAGGTGCACGGTGTCGATGACGTTGTCGGCGGTCACCGTGGTGACCGCGCCGCCGATGTCCGTCTGCTGCGAAAGCGCGCTGACCTTCGTGTTCGCCGACGATCCGGCGATGCCTTCCGGCTGGCTCGTTCCACTGCCGACGGTGTACGCTTCCTCCATCTTGAGCGCCATCGAAAGACCGATGCGCGAAGCGACCCAGTCGAGGCCACTGCCAATGCCGCCCTGACCGATGGCGTCTTCGATGAACTCCTGGCTCATCTGCGTCGCACAGACGTACTTGTAGGGAACGACCGAGATCGCGGTTGTGAACGACGGGTCGGACGCGGTGATTGACCCTGCTTCCGTAACGAGCGCCGTCGTCGGAAGGCTGCCTTCCACGGTGATTGTGCGCTTGGAGTCGATGGAAGACACCGGTGCGATGGAACGCAGCACATTCGCCTGATAGAGCTTCTCGACGATGCGGCGCTCCATGTCGGTCGGGATGCCAGCGCCCGTGGTGCTTGTTGCGAGCGCGCGCATCTCGGCGGCGTCGCCACGCGCGACGGCCGTCAGCCACCGCTTCGCGTACTCGGGAGAAGCGAGGTCGTGCGCGGCCTCAGCGCGAGGGGCGACCGCGCGGAACTGCGGCTGCGCGCGCTGCTCCTCAAGCTGCTTGATGCGGTCGTTGGCGGCGCGAAGGGCCGCGCGATCCTGCGCGGCACGCTCGACTGCGTCGAGGTCGGCGTCGATTCGCGCGATCTTCTCGCGCTCCTCGCCGCTGCCCCGGATCTCGACGTGGTGCGTCTTCGCACCCGTTCGCGCCGAAAAGGCATCGAGGGTCTTCCGGTACTCGTGGACGGTGTTCTCAAGGTTGTTCAGGTCGTCAGACATTGCTCATCCTGTGCAAGTGGATTTCGAGCCGCAGCGCAGCGGCTTCGAGTGCAGCCGCGGAAACGCTCCGCAGGCTCGAAAAAGTCTTGTCGCCGTACGCGGCGTCGACGACCACGCTCAGCTCGACGAGCCGCGCGGCGGTGACGGTGCGTTCGGTGCGTCGCGGGTTCCATTCGTCCTTCTCGACGTAGAACCCAAACGACATTTCTCCGCTCAGGTCGCCGCGCGCGATCAGCTCGCGCACGTCGTTCCCGACGGTGGTGTCCGCAAGATCGGCGTCGAACCGAAGGCCAGAGGCCGTGTCGGTGAGCCGCAGCGTGCCGCTGCGCGTGCGCGCGAGGAGCGCGCCGCCGTCGTGATTGAACAGCAGCTTGATGTCCAGGGCGCCGACGTCGCCGAACGCGCCGCGCGCAATCTTCTCGCGGAACTGGGGCGCGAACGGCTCAGAGATTTCGCGCGACCACTTGCCGTAGGGCACGGCCAGCCCCGCAAGCGTGCGGCCAGTCGGCTTTTCGATGGCGATGCTGCGGCGCTCCATCATGTGATTTGCTCCGACGTGTTCGCGCCGATGTTGGTGGTGCCGCCGCCCGTGCCCATGTTTTTCGCCACGATGGGCTCGTCGAGGCCAGGAAGCGGATCGAGGTCGAGCCACTCACGCGCCTCGTTGCGCGTGATGACGCCCGACTCGACGCCGGTCCGTAGCGCGGCCATCTGCT